ACATCATCTACGTCACTGGGTCCCGACATTTTAGGTTGATTTGCGGATGTAGGCTTGGGTGTTGGCATTGTTGGTCGACCTGCTCCCATACCAGCACCATTACCCGTAAAGAGATTGCCTAACATTCCAAAAATACCACCTGCTGGACTACTTTGTTGCATACGGTTAGCCGCCGCCGATTGGAATTGTTTCATGAGATTTGGATCACTACGTAGAACATCCTCCACTTCAGGAACTTTACTACGACGGAACATACTTTGTGTTAAATGATACATCACAGCACTGCCACCCAGACTCATTAGAAGACGTAATTCAGGTGCCATTTTGCTTCCAGTGCCCTTGTATTTTTCATGAAGTTCCTCAAAGATATCATCATAATCGTTGATGTTTTCATGTACATGGGTACTAAAACCATCTAATTGTAGTTCAAACGGATCAAAACGGTCATTGAGGTATTCCACACCACTGATACAAGCAATCATGATCCGGCGTTGGAAACGGATACTGGCATCGACTTCTTTTTCACGTTTTAAGCGATGATATTCAGCCTTCATTTCTTCCAAATCATGTTGCATTGTATATTTTTTAGGGAGACGAATCCCCTTTGCTTCTAAACGTTCTAATTGATAGAGGATTTCTTGTTTTTCAGCATTTTCATTGTCCATTCGTTGACGTTCAACGGCCACACGGTTAGCAAGATTGTCATTTTGAGGACGTGATGGGAAATCTTCATCTTCTGACTTGCTATATTCACTTTCTTCACTGGTTTCCGTTAGACTTCCTGAAATAGAAGAATGAAGACTGGTAATTTCAGGATTTACTTTCTTACGATTAATCAACATATCAGTTCCAAGAGCAGGACCAGCGGGACCTGCCGGTGGAATTCCTCCAAATGAACGTGTAGGTGGTGTTTTTTCATAAGAATCGTCACTATCTCCTATACTTAGAATTTCATCATTGGATTCCTCTTTAAGATAAATTCCAGAGGACATTTCCTGTCTGTTAAGACATTAAGGTAATATCTTTAAGTAAAGGAACGCAAAGTATTTTGGACGGCTTGAATACCCATTTCAATGTGATAAAGTGCGACCACATTCGTAAAGATAAAGGATTCTCCGCGTTTGTAGGCCTTTTTCATTTCGGCCAATTGTCGCTTTAATTCCTTACGGTCTTGAATCAGAATTTTCTTAAATTGTCGTTCTTCCTTTGGTAAGACTTCCAAGAGTGCCTTGATTTTTAATAATAAACTTTCTACTAAATAAATGTTTAATTCTCGTTGTTCTAAAAGCATAACCTCTCTGTTAAAATTAGGATTTATTTTTTCACGCATTAAAATATGCTTGTTTCTATTGACGTTGGAATTAAGAACTTAGCCATTTGTGTCTTGGAAGATAATAAAATTCAAACTTGGCATTTAATTAATTTAATGTATGGAACCGATTTATGTTCTGCAGTAATTAAGGCTCTTGAACCAATTTCTATACTTCCAAATACCACAATTTTAATTGAACGACAAATGACTCGTAAAATGACCAATATTCAATGCTATTTAGAAATGTATTTTCGACTAAAAGGATTTTCAGTCATTGTCTATAGTCCCAAATATAAGTTGGCAGGAACTGGTAAAGAAAATAGTGGTAAAAACCTGTATAAAGCACGAAAAAAGGCATCTATTGAACTTTGTCAACAATGGATGGAAACCAATCCTCAAGAACCATCCATTCTCGAAGTTTGGAATAAAACAAAAAAGAAAGATGATTTAAGTGATACATTAGCAATGGCTGTCGCATTTATTAACAATCCAACCGCTGATCCAACTGTTATAAAGGAGGTACGAGCAAGAAAACCAACTGCTAAACAAGAACAGAAGGGTAATTATTCAAAAGCCAATATTAAGTATCTTCTCCAAGGAGGTGCGGAACCCACTAAAAAACTTGAAAAAGCCATTACAAAATTTTGGCCCAATTTAGAAAGTTGTCGTCAAGAACTTGGTCTCTCCAAATTAGGATAAATCACCTCTTGGATTTGTTTAATGACTTGAGGAGTAAAGCGCGGAACATGATTTTTAATTAAAATACTTTTTAGTTTTTTCCAAAACCCATCATGTTGATACGGACGATTGCTCTTATAGGTGGTAATACACTTCTTTGAAATCCAATGGTGAATTTTGGCTCTCTTAGAATGAGGATCTGCGCTTTCTTCTAAAGCAAATGGATGAACTAAGCCAATCTTTAATAGACTTTTATATTCGGATTGTATTAATGGATTATGAATAATAGATTCATCAATACCTTCTAAGATATCTTCACAATATTGGAAATTGTAAGAGGCACATAATAATATATGGTCTTGGCCGTCAATATAGACAGCATTGTCATCAATAATCATGAGTTGGTTTTGAATAATAAAGCGTTTTTCATCATTGGTGAGAGGCGTTTGTTTTGAGATAGAGTTAAAGATACGAGGTAATATCTTTTTTAGAGATTTGCGGATGGCACCTGTACTTTGAATGACACAATCTGAACGAGTAAAAATAGGACGATTAAATGCCATTCCGGTAGATTTTTCAATCCATTGTAGTTCTTGAATAGCCCATTTCTTTTCAGAGGCAGTGTAAACAAAAATGTGACACCAGGGATAATTCGTACGCAATGTTTTAATACATTCTTGGAATCCTGGACGAATTAATTTTTCCGAACTTCCATAGGCTTTGGGTGTATCTTTTAAACTTGGACTTTTCAATCCATGACGTTGGATAATATTTAATAATGAGAAGCGTGATACTTGATATTGAACGTTACCCACAATAGTTCCATCTAAATCCAAAATAAAGATGTAGGGTAATTGTCTTTCCATCCTCCTATACCATAGGAAGGAAAAGCATTTGGAGTAGCAATAGATCAACAAATGTTATTTCAAATATAAGATTTTCTGAAAATATTTTTGGATCGCACAAAAAATTTTATTTCTGAAAAAATATTCGAGATTTGTTATATTTGAAATAACATTTGTTAGATTACCAAAAATTATAGAGGTAGATAAATTAATATAGCCTAATTTTAGAGATGTCTTCTAAAAAGACCGTCGTTGATAAATGTTATGGAATATTGGAACAAGAAGTAAGTAAGATGGGACTTCCAAAATCAGCAGTGACACGTGTTTATCTTCGGTATTTAAAACAAAAGATCGAAAAAGAATTGACTCCTGAAGTTTATACCCAAAAGTTACATGAAGAGGGATTAAAAGAAATTGGTAAAATGAATGCTCCAAAATCTTCTTTGAATCAAAATAGCCTCGTCACTCTTAATAAAAGAATGACACCTATTTCAAAAAACAGTCATTTATCCCCGATCAAAGAGGAGAAATCATTGTCTCAATCTCCTAAAAAAACACCAAAAAACTCACCTGTTAAAACACCTAAGAGAAGCCCGAAAAACTCACCTGTTAAGTCACCAAGACCACCTAAGAGAAGCCCACTGTCTCTTTAACCACTGCACATCAGACAACCTTCTTCCATACGGCAAACAGCACCCTCTGGAATTTCTTTCTTAGGTTTTGGGGGTGATTTAGAAATGGTAAAGGTTGACATCGTCGCCTTGGGACGTGTACGAAGATAATACATACCTGTCTTTAGACCTTTCTTCCATGAATAGAAGTGCATATTTGTTAATTTAGAATAATCAGGATCTTCTACAAAGAGGTTCAGACTTTGTGATTGACAAATAAAGGCACCACGATCCGCAGATTGATCAATGAGTACTTTTTGTTTGAGTTCATAGGCATTCTTATAGAGTGCCCTGATTTCTTCAGGAATTTCGGCAATATGTTGAATACTACCATTACCCAATAGAATACGGTTTTTCATATCTTTATTCCAAAGACCTAATTCCAAGAGGTCTTTAATCAAATATTTATTGACTACAATAAATTCACCTGCCAGAGTTCGTCGTTGATAAAGATTGCTGGTAAAAGGTTCAAACGCTTCATTAAATCCAAGGATTTGGCTTGTACTGGCTGTTGGCATTGGAGCCACCAATAGACTGTTCCGAAGTCCAAATGTATGAATCTCCTTTTTCAGTAATTCCCAATCCCATAGAGTGCTTGGCGTAACTCCCCAAAGATCGTATTGAAGTTTGCCTTGAGAAGCCGGAGAACCCTTAAACGTTGAGTAAGCCCCCTGGTATTCAGTGAGGGCTTCTTCGGCCTCTGTTAGATTGAGATGTTGGCGAATTTCTTGGATTCGTTTTTCATCTTTCGTTTGAGCCAATTCTTCACGTAGAAGAGCACGTTTCTTAGCAATGGCTACTGAGGCGCTGAGAGCCCCGTGATAAATCGTTTCAAAGATATCTTTATTGAGTTGAGCCGCCTCAGGGCTATCAAAGGGCATTCGCATCAAGACATAAGTATCAGCAAGGCCTTGAACTCCGAGA